TTCTGCAGATCCTGCAAGATTAAATACTTCTTGCTCTGCTTGTACTTGTCCGTAAGGACCTTGTCGGTAAATGTCTGAAAGCATTGAACCACGTGGTGCAACTTCAGCAACAGTCTGGTATCCCTGTTGCGCTTGCTCTTTAGTAACACCATATCCTGCTAGTTCTTCTGCACGGCTAAGACCTGTTTGTAGTCCTTGTGCCATAGCAGCACCACCGATTTCAGCGGCTGTTACCTTACGTTGAATATTCTTAATAGCGTTCTTTGGGTCAAGTGTATAAGCCAAGATATCGCCATTAGTAATGTCTGGGTAAAACTCTTTGAGTGCTCGTGATACTTCTGGGTTAGCGTTGATAACGCGGTTCTGTGCTGTCATAATACGATCTTCTAGTTCAACGGCAGAGATGTCGTTAGCAATAAACTTTTCAAATCCTTCTTGACGACCCATCTCACCCTTAGTGTAATAGGTAGCAGGTAATCCGTACTGACGCATAATGTTTTGGTACTGATCTTCAAGACCGATATACTCAGCCTCTGAGATAGCACCTAAGCCTTGAGCGATGCGTTGAGCATTAGCAGCAAAGCGACGCTTATACGCATCTGTCTGACGCAAGCGAAGAGTAAATTCTGAAGGAGATACGTTCTCCTGTACAAGTCCTTTAATTCCTTCTACAAGAGCGCCAAGACCATACTGGTTAAATTGTTCATATAGAAGATCGTAGGCTGATTGACGTGCGGCCTGTGCTTCAGATGCTGCTAAAGAACTAGCAGTGCCAGCACCGCTAACGCTTCCGCCACCACCTGCTCCTCCACCAGTGTCACCACCAGTGTCTCCACCGACAGATGAAACATATTCTTCTTTGCTTACTTCTACGCCTTTAACGTAGTACTTACCAGTATTAGATAAGCCAGTCTTACCAGATGATGTAAAAATAGAATCGCTACCCATTAAATTATTTGGGTCTTTAGCAATATTGGATGCTTCGTCAGCTTTATCAATTATTGCTTGTAACTCTAATCCAAGTTTAACATCACCAAGTGCTGCCTTAGATGAAGAAATAAATGCTTTTCTTTTAGCTGGATCTGTAATTTCATTGGCACGTGTTGCTAACTTTTCAATAGTTTTCTTTTGTTCAAGAAGTGTTTTGCCAGTGGTTGACTTAGTAGCAGTATATTCCTTTTGTACTTCTGCCTGCTTTTTTCCTTCTGCAGCAGATGCACGTGAACCAGCGGCCTTAGCCTTTTCGTCTACAACTTTAGCAGCAACTGGTGCGCTGTCTATATCTCTAGGCATTACTTACCCCTGGAATCCGAAGTCACGAAGAACACCTAACGCTGCGTTAGATACTTCTTCTCGTGCATTGTTTGTGTACTGCCAACGAGCATCCTTGCGGAGTTGACGTTGGAATTCATAGATAGGCATTTCTTTATCTGGACCAATAGCAGTACGAAGTATTGGGTCATTCAAGGGAATGCTCTCAGGATTAAGTTCAAGGATAGATGCCATAACTCCACGATATGGAGCATAGATTGTGTCAAGGTCCGTGCCTTCTGCAAGCATTTTCTTGATACTATCTGGCATACCATTACCAGCAATCTGACGAATCTGGTTTTGGATTACCTTTGGATCTTCACCGTTATCAATACGAGAAACATAATTACTTACTTGGTCTTGGCTTAATGAAAGACCATTGGCACGTGCTGTTGAAAGAATAGTTTCGGCTGTTAAAGCCTTCTTATCATCTTTGCGCTTTACGAACTCTGGTCGAGCTTTAATAATATCTACAAGGAATTGTTCACGGTTAATGCCACCGGTAGTAATACCTTTAACTGTCTTTGTCTTTGCCTTTGCTTCAGCATTATTAAGTTTCTTTGTAAGAGAAAGAACCTCTGCTGCTGTTGCATCGCGACCTAGTAAACCCTGATAAGCATTATTGATATAAGCCTTAGCCTGCGTAGGATTAGATATTGTCGTATATGGAACTGCACCTGTACCACCAGCACCGCCAGTTGCTTGAAGACGCTTATATCCTTCAAAGCGATCTGTAAAAGGCATACCTAATGCTGCATATTGGTCTAATCTAGCCTCTGCCTTTTCAGCAGCAGGTAGTAGAACGTCTGCTCTAAATACGCCATCTATAGGACCGCTATATTCACCAGCATCTTTTAATGCCTGTTGAAGTTGCTTTGTCTTTTCGGTATTGCCAATAGCGGTTTTGAGAAACTCTGTAAGAGAAGGTGTGGCAGCTGCTTCTACTTTCTTTTCTTCATCTGTTTGTAAGCCAGCCTTTGTTTGGATAGCAGCTTTTTCTTTGGCAAAAGTAGTAGGCATTTTTGCAAGAATAGCGTTGCCTTCATTAAGAGCGGCTGTATATGCAGTACTAACAGACTTGTATTGCTTTACAGCATAATCAAAGTCTGCTTGTTCTACTGCAGTAAGTACATCTCCGCGAGCAATCTTGCGTCCATAATTTTTTAACTGACCTTCATAATCAACAAGAGTTTTACCTAGGCTATCAGCATATAGAAATTTATTATTAGCCTCACGTTGAATTCCAACAGCTTCTTGCGAGTCAGCACTCTTCTTCTTGGCTGCTGCTTCTGCTGCTACTTTCTTAGCGGCTGCTTGCTTCTGCTGTGCTTTAAGACCTTCAATATAGCTATCAATGTTTAGAATATCTTTCGCCATATTAGTCTCCTAGTAAACTTCCGAACAATGAGTCATATGCTGCAGCGGTGTTCTCATTGAACTGAGATAACTGGCGCATCTTCACTATTGTCCTATCCTTAAAGTTTTGCATTAAGGTAGATGATCCACCAAAACGCTCTGAACGTTCTTTCTCTTTCTTATATTCAAGGTATGTATCAAGCATTTCCTTGAGTGCATCAAATGTCTTTGGACTTACTGCACGAGATGTATTATCACTAAGCAGGCGCTCTAGGTCATTAAGTGCATTGATACGGTCAATAGCCTTTTGGCTACCTTGAGATAGTTCTTCTGCCACTAATGGACGTCCAGCAAAGAACAAAGTCTTCCAGTCTGAGAACTGTTTACGAAGTTTAGAACGCTCATAGTCTGTACCTACATTCTCTAGGTTTGACTCGTATTCGTTCTTCTTATCGTAATAAGTCTGCAAATCTGCTGATGTTTGAATCTTACGCAAGTGATCTTCTACACGAGTGTTCTTACGTAGACCCATATCGGTCATAGTCTTATATGCATCCCAAGAGAATCCAGATTTATTTGGAATTAAGAAGGCTGCTGCTTGTGGATATGACTTAAACAGTTCTGGATTAGAGTCAACGAATTGACCTGCTTCTTCAGCATAACCAAATGTTGCTACAGTTGAACGCTCTGATTCTGGTACCGTAAATGGGATTTGGTTAGGATATAACTTTACCCATTGAGCCATAGCAGCGTCGTAATCAGAACCATATTCTTCTTTAAGGTCGTTCCATAGTTGCTTAAAGTTAGCACGACCATTATCTTTTACCCACTCAGCCATATCGGACTTGAGTTGTACTTGAGGTGATGCTGGTGCAAAGAATCCAAAAACAAAGCGCATACCTAGAATACCAACTGTGGTGTTCTTAACCATTAGACGGTAATCTTCTAGTTGCTGTGCAGTAGGAGGAATCAAGTTTCCTTCTGCATCGTAGTTCTTAGGAATACCGTGACCTGCTGCCTCAAGGTATGTGACTGCTTTACGGTGTGCTGATGCGTACTGTGAATCACGCTCATCACGATTCATAGCACCGTATAAACGGTTAATGTGAGCTGGTAAGAATGCTGAAACCATAGGTTGATCTACTGCATACTTACCTAATGTGTAACGTGTAATTGTATCTGCAGCACCTGGACTCCAGATATTTACAATTGCCTCTAAAGTTTTAATGGAAACACCAGCTACTGGTCCAGCAAATGTAGGAATCAAAGAGTCTGGGTTCAATGATGGTGTAATCATTTTAAGTTGAGCACCAAATTGAATCGGGAACGGAGCCTTGAATTCAGAACCGATACCTAGACCATCGAGCATCTTTTGGAATGCGTTGTATACAGGAGCAATACCAGGATATACAAAGTATGGTTCACCTTGGTCATCCTTTTGCACCCAACCTGAGTGTGTTACGCCTTCATATGTCAATGCTGCAACAGCAATTGATTCTGGATTGTACTTAACAGCACGTCCAACACGGCGATAGAAGTCTTCAGTAGCACGATAGAATCGTGCAAAGTTACGTGATGAAAATGCTATCTGTGAACGGATAAGTGGATTATCAATATAAGCCAGTGTCTGTCCGATAGCACGTTCTTCAACTACTCGTGCTAAATCACGCTTAGCAAGTTCGATTGATTGGTCAATAAGTCCTTGTTCTGCAGGATTAATACCCTTTGTATAGGATGCAATCCACGCATCTTCAAAACCAGACTTACGCATCTGCTTGCGAATGTTAAGCATTTCAGAAACCACAATAGGTTGACGTGAGATACGTGCGTTAGACATACCAAGCCAACGCCAGCCATTCTCCATAAGAGATGCTGTGTAGTTACCGGTATTAGTTACCGCTACAAGTTCTGGTCCTACTACGTTCTCTGGTAAATCCATATTATTACTTGGTAGATCATCCAAAGAGATACGACCTGATACTACGTATTCACCATTATCGTCAATGGTACGTACTTTATTAAGAAGTTCTTTGTTAAGAATCTTTTCGCCATTAGCACCTACGCGACGAGTCTCGAATACTCTACGTGTACGGTCAAAGATAATCTCAGCGTGCTCATCAAGGCTGATGCCACGTGCTTTAAGGATTGCATCGTCTACAAGTTTAGGATTCTTTACTAACTCTGCTTTGATAGCAGCAATTGCTGCAGCCTTATTGTCAAGATTTGCTACAGCCAGTGCGCCTAGTTCATCATTTGATACATAAGAAATACGAAGTAGGTAGGCAACCATAGATGCTTCGTCTTGATCTGAAACCGCTAGAGTCTTAAAGCCTCTTTTACCCTGAGCAGCTGTATATCTCTGCTTAGGACCTGTAATACGTAGCGCTGTAGAGCGCACACCGTGTCTACGTGTAAATTCTACGGCACTTGTAAGGAAATCTCCACCAGTTGCAAAGTTAAATCCACCTTCAGAGATAACTCCGAGTAGATTCTCCATATCACCGTAGACAATTTGCTCTGTTAGGAAGTCAATGCCCTCTTGGTTGAGAGGTTTCTTTCCATTTGCTACTAAGTAACGGTTAATACGTCCCTGAGTCAAGGCAGTTGCCATAATCTCACGAGTCTTACGTACTACATCTACATCCATCTCCTTGCGAAGACGGGAAATTTCATTCTTTAATTTGCCAATTTCTTTTTCGCTGGTAGATTCTTCAATCTTTACACGAAGGTTTTTAATTTCTGCTTTATTTCTTACAAGAACATCATCAAGTCTCTTGATTTCATCTACGTATTTAGCGGCTTCATCCTTATTTACTATACGCATTACGAAACCAAGTGGACTATTTGCAAGTGTCTCAAATTTTCCAAGTCCACGTTGTGCTTCAACAGAAGTTAATACACGTGTAACAAGGCGACGACTTTCAATAAGACCCCAAGGTGATTCACCGATAGCAAGGTTAACCATCAAATCTTCAATTGAGTTACGGATAGCGTAACGTGGGCCAGCCAGAGTAAGGAATGACCAACCGCTAACTACCTGTTCTAAAAACTCGCTGTTAGCGACAGGTCCTAGAATCTTTGTTCCAATAGTACTACGAGCTGTAAAACGGTCAATATCTCGAAGACTTGGAATAGTCATTTTATTATTAAAGTCAGATGCAAATGCACCAACATCTTGCGTATCATCTGCCAACGTATCGTAAGTACGCTTACCTTGACTAAGAAGAGTGTTACCCATTCTCTTTGTAGGTTCTGTAGTATTGATACCGCGAATATCAGTGATGTTATCTAAGATACCTTTAGTAAAGTCTTTACGTTGACCAACATCATCTAAACCTCTAAATACCTCAGCTGCTAGCTTTGCTTCGCGCTGTGGAAATACTAGACGTGCTAGTCGGTAGATTTGATCTGGTGCATCTACTGCTGTTACGTCAAATTCATCATTCTTAAACAAAGGTGCTATTGAGAATCTTTGCTTAAAGCGATCTAAACGAACACCGATATCTGCTGTAGAGAATCGAGCAACGCCTACTTTTCTAGTCTTATTAAGAGCGTCCATTGATTGAACAATCTCTTCACGACCTTCAGTAACAAGTTTATAGATACCCTCATCAGATGCTTCACGTCCAAAGAAAGAAGCGCCAACAAGTGAAGGACCAACTTTGTCAATGTCAAATACTTTGTTAGCAGTTGTGAGTATGTTAACTCTAGCCTTGCGTGCAGGTGTCATACGTGGTGCAATAATACGACGACGACCACCAGCGCCCTTAACCATCTCGTCCAACTGCTTAGCATTACTAAAGAATGCTTTTGCAGTAAGAACGTTTTCGATAGGTTCGTCTGCTTTGTTAAATGTTTGAATAACTGCTGGACCAAATTCAGGTGCGAGAATTTTCATCTCTTCTAATAATTGAGCCTTGGCTTCAGTATTGCCAACCTTCTCAGCTTCACGATAGGCTTTTAACTTAGAACCATAATCATTCCAGAAGTTAATAGTTCTAGGCTGGTCAAAGTAGTTAGCAAAAGCAACACCATCACGTGCTGCACTTCCTGCAATTACTTCTACAGAATATTTTGTAAGATCGTAGGCTTTCTTTATTTTACCAGCAACGATAAGTGGGTCTGCTAATACTCTAAATGCCGCATCTACAGAACCAGATACTGCCTTGTAAAAGAAGCCAGAGCCTTCCCATTGTTCAGGAATAAATAAGTTTGCAATAAGGCGACCTGGAGAATACTTAGCAGCATTAACTGCATCAAGTGTATCCTGGAATAAATCTTGCTCTTCTTTAGTGCCTTGCTTCTTATCATACAAAGCAAGATACTTTTGTTGCTCAGGAGTAGCCTCTTTAACAATCTTACCTGGGTCTTCGCCAGCAGCAATACGCATAGCAATAGTTACTGCATCTTCAGTAAATCTTAATTTTGCTTTTTCAATACGACCTGGGCTAAATACTTTATCGCCCTTATCGTTAGAAATATCCCACGCTTTATTAAGGTCAACGCCTTGGTCAGCAGCGATAGCAACTGTTCTATAAAGACGTGTACTAAAATCTGATACGTTTGATAATCCACCAAGAATGTCTTTGCCAACTTCTTTAGCAGCGCCAAGAACTGCACCACCGGTGTAGTGCCAAGCAGTGCCTAGCCATCCACGGTCTGGTTTAGTAACAGGATCTTCATTACCGTATTGTTCTTGTAATGATTTCTGTTGAGCTGGTGTTAATTTACCATATTGCTTTTGAGCTAAGTCAGATGGAAGATTAGATAATTCTTTGTGAGTCTTTAGAGACTTTGTATAGGCTTCAAGTCTTTTCTTATCTTGTTCAGCTAACTGTGCGGCAGTTGCAACTGCGTTTAAGTCAGACATTAATTACCTCGTGCTAAAGCCTGCTGATAAAGAATTGCAATGTCTCCTGTATTATCAAAAGGAATCATTTCGGCAAGGATGTCAGACATCTTGCGTTGTGATAAAGGTGATTGCATACCAAGAACTTCAGAACCTGGACCTGCGCCACGATCAATGCCTGCTGTAATTGGCTCTTCAGGACGTTGGCTAGGAGCAAAGAGTTCTGTAACTGGTGCAGATACTGCAGGAGCGCCAACTGGACGACCACCAACGTTATCTGCTACACCACGTGTGGATGCAAGTGGAGCACCAGATTTAACTGATGCTGTTTCTACACCTTCTCCATAATATTGTGAAGGTAAATCTGTTCTCTTTGAGAACTTACCAGGACCTGCAGCACCGGCGAGTGGACCTCTAGCCATCTGTTTCCTCCTGTATTTTTTCTAAGTCTTGCGAAAATTCTTCCCACACTTTAATTGTGGCTGTCTTTTGATTAGCGTGATATATAGATAATTCATATAACTCAGAAGCAAACGCTTCAACTGTCTGAGTTAGGTTATACATAAACCCTGTAAGGATCACAAGGAAATCTGTCGGGCGTACTGGACGCGGAAGTTTATCTTGATTGCTCATCGTCCAGTACACCTTTCAGGTAAATAATTTAGGCTTTCTTGCCTTTGCGTCCAGGAACGTTCATTCCGAAGAATACTTTTCCGCCTGCTGGCTTTGCTGTATCTTTCTTGCCTTCTACTGGCTTTACTTGTACAGACTTTTCAAATGTACCTTTTTTCATATTTGCACCTCCTTCACTTATGCTGCCCCACCAATAGAGGCTAGTAGTTGCGCTATATCGGGACGTTGACCAGCAGCAGGGGCCTGACCAGCTTGTTCTTGTGGAGGTTGCTGCGAGGCAGGAGCGGTGGCCGCACCTGCTGCTGGAATCTGTTGCTCCATACCTGGCGCCATAGGTGGCGCAACTTGTGCTGGAGCTTCTTGAGGCATAAATACTTTTTCTACAGTTGACTCTAGTGAGAGTCCCTTTTGGCGACCTTGGATAACACCAGCGATACGCTTGACAATCTCTTCAGGGTTTTGCCCCTGCGCCGCCATAGCAGGAATAGCTTGAGCATACTGAGCAACGGCAACGCGCAAAGAATCACGCATCTCTTCAATATCAACACGTTGCTCCTCCTGAGTTACATTGAGGTCCATTGGAATCTCACGACGTACATAGTCACGTGATACAAGTTTGTCTGAACGCATCTGTAGCAATGCAATGATTGCACGGTTAGGATCCATACCGGACATAATTCCGTAACGGACGTCTACTCCGTACTCACCCTTAATATCACGAGATGGTGTGTACTTCATTGTGTATGGAGTACCGTCATCTGTTCCCTTGATTGTCTTGGTCATTGAACCGAAGATAACTTCATCAATCTCAAAACACATAGATACAAGTTCTTGAAACAGACGTGCAAATTGTGCTTGAGCTGATTTAATTTGTGTATCAAATCCAGCCTGTAGTGCTTGCACACCACGACCTGTAACAACAGATGCGCTGATATCTCCTGAACGAGATTCAGGATAACGAGCACCTAAGCGTAGTTCACGCTCTAGAACACCTGACTCTGTAAAGACTCCAGGTGGTAGTTCTAGTGGAACACGACGAATGTTCTGTGGCTGAGATGAACGCATAATCGCATCAGGTCCCAAAGCAAGTTCTTGCACATCTTGTGGAATAGCAATAGGTGCTTGGATGGACTTCTCAGCGGCTTGAATCTGCAATACTGCAAAGCGAGCACGAGCAAGTTGTACTGCTAGTACATCATCGAACTGACCACGTGCTTCGCCATCTAATGATGAACGAGTTACTACACGTGCTAGACACTTACCAATCTGGTTCTTGACACGAGAGATAACTAAATTCTCACGCTCTGGTAGGTAGATAAGGTCTTGGTCTTTATCGTGGTAGCGTACCATTGAGATATATGGAGATGATGTCTGGTAAGCACGACGATTAATAATCTGATCGTAGAACTCTGGGTACTGTGAGGCTAGTGTCTCAGCATCTGTTACTACAACCTGAGTCATAGAAGTACAACGACCAAAGCGGTCTACTTCAGGATATACACCAAAAGGATTAAGTAGGCGGATACGAGGATTGTTTGTCTCGTAATCCATCTCAATAATTGCTGGAAGCAAACCGTATGTGTTATACCAATCAGCACCGGTATACATCTGAAGTTGTAGGTCAGATGAACCGA